TACTAAAAACTTGCAGCATAGAGGGCAAGTATGTAAGAATCAATTAGAGTAAAACAGATAAAATATGAGTGAAATCGATATTCTAAAAGATCAGATAGAGAGCTTACAAGCTGCTCTTGTTGCAAAGGAAGAAACTCACAAAATAGATATTTGTAAGTTAATAGAAATAGATTTGAATGACACCGTTAATGTAGAACTCACAGAATGGGGAGCTACATATCTTAATGGGATGAATACATTCAAGGAAATGATTACCCAGCAGAAATGTCATTATAAAACTGACTATAAAGCAGGTGATGTTTACAAAAACCAACTTTGGCAGTTGATATTAGAGTTCAAAGATGGAATTAAGTTTGATAAAGAGAAGGCTTTTAATAAGTTGGCAAAAGTAATTAGATAATAACTAAATAAACTTGAACCTAATGCTGTATAGGCAAGCGTAGTGAAATATGTGTGACTGTTTTGATAGAGTAGAAGCGAATTTGAAAGAAAAGACTGGTGACCCGGAAGCATCTTTAAATTATATGTACGCCATGCCGTCTTTTGAAAAGAAGCCAGTAATAGAGGCAACATATCGGAATAAGAAAAAAGATGGTACATTCAATAAAACAGAAAGTACTATATCTATCGCTTATCCTTTCTGCCCATTTTGTGGGAAGAAGTTTTCAGAAGGTGAATAATTCAATACTGAATTTATTTGAATATACTGACGATGAGAGATATGATAGCAATAAAAATACTGATGACTGAGATTACAAATGAACGTTTAGAACTTATACGACTTTCCTGTCTGAAACTACGTTTATCTTCCTCATCAATCAGAATTTGTACATCTCTTTGATATTCAGACATGTTGTTTTTTTCTTTTTTCATAATAGTATAAATTTTGCGTACAAAGATAATAAAAACTATGAGCATAAAGATAACAAAACGTGCATATATGAAGCTAATTGATGAAGATTTGGATTGACTTAACAACAAATGCCCTGCTGGGTTGGAAAAAAGACCATATAAGAACGGATATGAAGAAATTAAAACGTCTACAATATGGTGATTTCCTGATAAAAGGGAAAAACCTCAAGGAAGTAATGATAGAGAATAAATATTATAGAAGATATATCAACCATTTAGGTAGATTATCCAAGAACGCTTTACCTTTTTAAAAATCAAAATGGAACTAATAGCATTGATTATGATCGGTGGATTCTTATGGTGGATTGCCGATTCTTTGGATGAGATTAAGAAAATGAAAAAAGATGAATAACAAAATATAAATTAATAAAATGAACGATAATGAGAAAAGGAACTAAAGTGCGTCTACTTAAAGACAACTCGATAGGCGTCATCACAGATAGCGCATTCTTTAAATTGAATGGCAAGAAACATCTTCGCTATGAAGTGAAGAAAAAAGGAGTCAAAGAAAAATGCTGGTATCCGGAGGAAGAGCTGGGAGCGGTAGTGGAAAAAGTGAAAGTCAGGCTGGAAGGAGAAAAGAATCAGGTACTATTTGCCAATATCGACTTTAACCATGACAAGGTAGAGGCAAAGATTAATATTACCGGTGATAACCCTAACAATCTGAAGGAACATCATGGATATCATCTGATGGCGTTATTATTTATGCTGTCCGGGATGAGTGATGAGGTTGAAGAAGCCGTTTTAGAGACGGAATAATGTCCTGTCCTACTATTTAATTAATATTTTCCTTTGTGCCACAAATTCACTCCATTATGATTAAAGCTACCGATATCTACGCAGCCTCTCGCGACGGATTAGACATCATCCTGTACTATTATCCTCAAGCTGAAGATTGCGTAGACAATAAGAAAAAATTCAAGCGTAGACCGGATGAAGATGATGCATCCGCCTGCATCAAGAAGTACCAGGAATGTTACAAGGTCACTGACTTCGGTGATTTAGGAACAGCCATGAGTCCAGTAGATATTTGTATGTATGAAGAGAATATTCGCTTCCCTGAAGCAATTGCTCTTCTTGCATCCAGGTATAATGTGACTGATGAACTGAAACGATCCGTTAACAAGCCGGATATCCGAAAGCGTCCGGCTACTGAAGACGAAAAAGAGGGCAGCAGATTCTTCGAGCTGGAAAACACATTCACTGATGAACAGCTGAAGATCCTGGGACCTCGTGTGAAACAAGAACACGTCGACGCCTTGCACTGGCATGTGGCCAAATCCATATCATACGTCAAGAACCGAGAAGTAACAACCAAATATACCACCGCTACTTATCCGATATTGATGCGTGAATGTGTCGTTACGGAGAGTTCTGATCCGGAGAAGACGGTGAGATTCTATAAGATATACGAGCCTCTGAACCCTGACAAGCAATGGCGTTTCAGTTACACGCCTGATGGCGTGAAGCCTAAGCAGTATATCAATGGATTCCGTGAACTGCAAAAGGCTTATAGAGACTATAATGCTCAGGAAGAAAAGAAATTTCAGAATGAAGCAAAGGATAAGGATGCCCAATACAAGGAAAAGAAACTTCCGGAGGCATTCATCTGTTCCGGAGAACGTGATGCGCTTTGTGTTCGTGCTCTTGGTTATCATCCGCTATGGTTTAACTCCGAGACTTATAAAGTGACGGAAGAAGAAATCAGGGAGATATACAAATATGTGGAGATACTTTATAATATTCCGGATATTGATTCCACCGGCATCCGTAAAGGTCGGGAACTTGCACTCCGCTTTTTGGATATCCATACAGTATGGCTACCTTCCTGGTTATCCGGTTATCGGGACAACCGGGGCAAACCTCGCAAAGATTTTCGTGACTTTGTAGGTTTGCGCCCTAAAAATGAAGACTTCCGGAACTTATTGACACTGGCCATGCCTGCACGTTTCTGGACAAAGGCTTGGAGTGAGCGAAGTAAAAAAGATACTTACGATATCAACACTGCCTATCTGCACTATTTTCTTACTTTGAATGGCTTCAATACCCTGAAAGATGAGAATACCGATGATACTAAGTATATCCGGATGGACGGTTGCATAGTACGTCAGATAAAGGCGAAAGATATAAACGCTTTCCTGAAGAGCTTTGCGGTGGAACGCTTCCTTCCGGTGGATATACGCAATCTTATTTTAAATTCTCCTCGTACCGGAGAATCCTCTTTATCGCAGTTGGATGAAATCAACCTGGACTTTACCAGTTACACGCCAGACAGCCAATTTTTGTTCTTTTCCCAATCGACGTGGGAAGTGACCAAAAATGGTATAACAGAGCATAAAGGCCAGTTGATGGACGGGCGTAGCGTTTGGGATAACAAAGTTATCCCTCATAAAGTGAATGTGCTGCCGCCTATGTTTGAGTACAAACATACACTCGATGCTGAAGGGCTTGATGTCTTTGACCTCACTGTCAAAGAACACAAGAGTTGTTTTCTGAATTATCTCATCAATACAAGCCGTGTACATTGGCGGAAAGAATTAGAGACTGCATGGGAAAACAAGGGAGTTACTGAAGCTGATCAATACCGTGCCGCCCATAAGTTTGATATTGCCGGGCCTCTGCTTTCTCTGGAAGAAATCCATGAGCAAAAACTGAACCTTCTTAATAAGATATATGCGATAGGCTACAACCTGCATCGCTATAAATCACCATCACGCGCCTGGGCAATTTATGCCATGGACAACAAGATTGGTGAGGATGGCGAGTGTAATGGCCGTAGTGGTAAGTCTTTCCTCTTTAAATCTTTCCGGTTCTTTATGCGAACCGTTAATCTCTCCGGGCGAAATCCGAAGCTGTTGGATAATCCGCACGTGTATGACCAAGTGGATCAGCATACGGATTTTGTTCTGGTTGATGACTGCGACAAATATCTTCCGGTGTCTCAGTTCTATGATAATATCACTTCCGGAATGACAGTGAACCCGAAGAACAATAAATCGTTCTTTATCGAGTTCGATATCTCCCCTAAGTTCGGTTTTACTACGAATTATGTTCCTCGTGACTTTGACCCGTCTACGAACGCCCGTTTACTGTATATGGTGTTCTCTGACTATTATCACGAAAAGACAGCGGATAATGATTATCTGGAGACACGTGGTATCCGTGATGACTTCGGCCATAACCTGATGACGAATGATTACAGTGAAGAAAATTGGAACTGGGACCTTAATTTCTTCGCTCAATGTTTGCAGTTCTACCTCTCCATGGCGGAGCAAGGTATCAAAGTACAGCCGCCAATGGACAATATTATTAAGCGTAAATATAAGGCTGATATGGGCACCAACTTTGAGGATTGGGCATACAGTTATTTTGCTGAAGAAGGTGAGCATGTGAATGATTTTATTCCGCGTGATAGCGCTTATGATGATTTCATAGCTTTCTCCAAGGTACCTAAGTCTTACTGGACTATGCAACGCTTCACCAAGGCCCTAAAAGGATTTGCAGAACTGTGCCCATACATTGATACACTTAATCCGGAAGAGATGCTGAACTCCACTGGGCGCCTTCTGAAGAAGGTCGATGGCCAGACAAAAGAGATGATTTACCTGCGCACGTTGGAGAAGCCAGGTGTTTTTTCACCTAAGATAGATAAAGATGGAAATCTCCCATTCTGACATGATACGCAGATATGATAAATGGTTGCCCGGTTTGATGGGCATATCCGGCTTCTATGCCTACGCTCGGCAGGTATATGATTATCTGGAGATAATGAAGCCTGGTACTATTATGAAGATGCAGGAGGCGGAAGACAAACTTCCGTGGCTGCTGGTGACAGTTGGAGCTTTTCTGGCTGCTGGCCAACACTGGATGGACTATGAGACAAGTGATGATTATGCCAAACTACGCAGGAAACCGCTTCCGGAGAACTTTCGGAAGGCTATGGCCAAGGCGTAACACGGTTACAAGCTGGTATTTGAAAAGCCACGGGCACATTTTGTCCGTGGCTTTTACTTTTAACAAAGGGCAGGTATCTCGGCACCGGTTTCTCGGTTTCCGTACCTTTCCCCATTTTTCTACTAAATTTTTGTAACTCTGTAACCGATGTTTGAAAAGAGGTTTAAAAACTTAAATAATAAGAAGATACAAAGTTACAAACTTGGTTACAAAATTAGGTTACAAAAAAATAGGGTTTGTAACTTTCCCTTTAAATACCCTGACTTTGGCTGAAAGTTACAAAGTGTATTGGTAACAAAAAACTGTAACCGTTTTCTTGTAACCTTGTATTGGTTTTGATAATCAGTTGTTTATGTTCATCTTGTAACAGGTTACAAAGTTGCAGAAATTTCTGGGCAAAAAGGTATTCAGCAGTTACAGAGAAAGCGGAAGGGTATCGGAAAATGTTATTTTTCGGCTTTTTTGTTTAAATCGGTTACTTGTAGTGGCTTAATTCAATGAAAATTGAGAATATAAACAATTATAATTGCTATATTTGCATAACAATCAATCCATTACCGCATGAAACCTAATGTAATAATTGAACTTCAGCCTTATCTCCATGATTATCTTTATCATGAGTTCGGATGTTCCCGCACAGACGAAGGTGTGACTGTGACATCCGCTAATGATATCGGCAAATTCATACAGGCAATGGTAACAGTTGCGGACCGTCCGCCGAAGTTGCCGATAAAAGACAATCCGATAACGCTGTTCCTTCCGGTTAAGGAATGGAATCACTATATCCTGCAAGAGAATTTCATCTATATTCCCGAATGGAAACAGAGAATGCTCCAGGACTATATTGAAGCCTCTTTCCGCATCCGGGTCAGGGAATACTTTGTGACCGGATACGAGAAAGGCTTTAAGCAGGATAAGATTCTCCGGGCCTTCCTTCTGGCATACAACATCAAGAACAATGCGCTGAATTACGACGCGGTGAAGAAATACGATTATCGTAATCGCCAGCGGATGACAAGGGAGGTGAATAGAGAGATTCAATTATCCTTATTTGAATAACACTATTTAACCAATTAAATTCTAATTAAAAATCAGATTTTCAGTTAAATATCACTTAAACTTTAAGTAAAAATGAGTGTCGAGAACAAAAGATCGCAGTTTTGTGCAATGTCTTTTCTACCACTGCCTGATGCAGAGGTTAGAAATGTACCGGGAAGTGACAAATTACAGGTGCATGGCACATGGGTATCTATTAACGTCTCATCCGGAGAATGGAAAGAAAGCCGGGAAGAGGTTGGAAAACCCGCCGAGCAGGAGTTGAAAGCAACGGTGACGGATACGTCTTCATCTATGGAGAGTCAACTTCGTACTTTATTCTCCGTTGATGGATTGCTGTTGATCGGCTTAACGAATGGAGAAAAGAAAGTGATCGGTACGGATGAGTTTCCCGTACACGTGTCAATGGAGCGCGGTGGTGATCCGGCGAAGCTGACGCTCTCTTTTAAGCGCTCCAGCCCGGAACCGGCAAAAGTTTTAGAGTCCTTTTAAGCGGTTTCTGCCATTGTAATTTTGTACCAGATTTAAAAGGTACAAAAAAATGGCATTTTCTTCATTATATAGTGCGGTCTGCCGTGGGAAGTGGTTCATCTCTTTCCGCGATGTGGAAGCCAACCTGATACTGGTTGATAAATTACTGGAGCGCGGCATCACGAAAGAAGATGCAACGAAACGCTCCGATGTAGAACCTATACCGGTTCTGCTCTCCACCGGTGCGAAAGAAGCGAAATCCGGGAACGGTTTCTCTGACGCTCCGAAAGACAGCACGGCCATTATTCCTATTCATGGTACCCTACTGAAGTACGGTACCTATTGCAGCTATGGTGCTACCGAATTGGCGGATATTGTCCGTCAGGCTGCGGAATCCCCGAATATTTCTTCTGTTTTGCTTGATATAGACTCAGGCGGTGGTAGTGTTGATGCCATCGCTCCGCTGGTTGATGCCATCCGGTATGCGCAATCAAAGGGTAAGTCCGTAGTAGCGCATTGTGACCTCTGCGCTTCTGCGGCTTACTACATTGCATCATATTGCAATGAAATCATAGCGTCGAATCAGATATCTTCCGAGTTTGGGTCAATCGGTGTGATGATGAGCTTCCCGGATTATGCGAAGTATTACGAACGTGAAGGTGTGAAAGTCCATACCATTTATTCAAATCTATCGGATTACAAGAATGCTCCCTTTGAAATGGCTAAGGAAGGCAAGTATGAGATGATTAAAGAAGAAGAACTGGACCCGCTGGCACGTGACTTCCAGGAGAACGTGAAAGAGAATCGGGGCAATAAGCTGAAGCTGGATGCGGCAGGTTTATTGCGCGGACGTATGTTCTACGCAAAGGAGGCGATAACTGTAGGGCTGGCTGATGCTGTCGGCACTGTAGACTTTGCAATCCGGCGGGCAAAAGAAATACCTCAAGAGGCATGTATTAACGAATATATTAATTCTAAATCGTAAGGTTATGTTTGGAAAAGTGATGAGTGTGGTACTTTCATTCCTGAATATCTCTGCGTTTGCGAAAGACAAGAATGGTAAGTCTGTTCTTCTTTCTATGCAGGAAAAGCAGCTGGAAGAAAAGTACGGTAAAACATTCCTCGAAGTCTTTAAAAAAGACCTGGAGGAATTTGAAAAAAGTGGTAAGGTTGCTGAGGAAGCCGTTACCGATGAAGTGAAGGCGCAGCTGGAGGCAGATCGTGATAAAAATGCCAAGGAACTGAAAGAGGCTCGTGAGAAGATTGCAGCTTTAGATGCTAAGATAGCAGAGAAAGATGCTGAAATTGCCAAGTTGGGAAAAGAGGAGACTAAGGATGCAGGTATTCATGTGGAAGGAAATACTGATATGACGAAAACGTTTAAGCCGGACATGTCGCTGAACATGAACAAATATCTTGAAGCTGCTCATTATGGGCGTCCGGAAGCTGCTTCATATACGGGAAATGACACCATTGATACGGAAGAACTGCATAAAGAGTTTGGCCGTTATATCAGTTCTCAAAAGATGGAGATTTTTCGTTCGCTGATGGGAACAACTTCATCCCTTCAGTATATGACGACTATGATTACAGATAAATTTGAGGTACGTGCGACGCACTCTCATATCACATCTGTTTTGCAATCATTTACACCGCAATGGACTCCTAAAGGCAAAACGAAGTTTACTCCGTTGACGATCAAGCAGTACCCGATGAAGATCAATGTTGAGATTATCCCTTCTGACTTGATCGATGAGGTTCTTGGATATCTGTATGATGAAAATCTTGATCCGAAAGACATGCCTATTGTACGTTATATCATTGAACAGTTGGTTAAACCCAAATTGGATGAAGAGCGTGAAATGGCTTTTGCTGTGGGACAGTATCAGGAACCGACACAGGGTGAAGATGGCAAGTTCATAGCAAACGATGCGAACCAGGTATGTGACGGTTATCTTACACAACTGTGCCGTATCAAACAAGGTGGTAATAAAGAAGGTATTAACTTGTTGTTTGACGGTAAAACCTTTGGGACGGGAGATACACTTGTGACGGATGTGGAGAATGCGGTTGATCAGGTAGCTCCACTTTATAAGAATAAGAAGTTGACTATTCATGCTGACCCGGATTTCATTCTGAAATATTCCCGTGCTTATCGTGATAAGTATAAGACTACCAAGAACGAAGATGGTGAAAAGGTGAAAGTTGATTACACGAAATTTGTATTTGAGGGGCTTGAGGGAATGCGTGGTTCCGGTGCTTTCTTCATTACTCCTAAAGAGAATTTCCGTCATTTGATGTCTCGTAATCCTCAGAATCAGAAATTGCGTATGGCTACTCAGGATTATGCGGCCAAGATATACGGAGAATGGCGTGAAGGTGTGGGATTCTGGTTGGCAGAAGCAATTTTTGCTTATTTGCCGACAGAATTAGTTAATAAACTGGCACTGGGATCGGAAGAATCGGGAAGTTCTTCCGATTCGCAAAGTGGAGGTCTTTAATTATAAAATGATGAGGTAAGTTATGGCTGATAACGGATATAGCATGGTATCGGTGCCTAAGAAGTCATCGAATGCCGGTCGCCCGAAGGGTAAAAAGTCGTTTATTGTTCTTTTTCTGTGGAAAGATGTAGCTGAACACGAGCGCGATGAGAAAGGAGTGCGTGTAACCAAGTTCAAGATGGCAACAGGCAAGAAGCCTATTGCTGTTTATGCAACGGACTCCACCATCAACATCTATCATACGAGTGAGGGTGAAGATGATGCGCGTGGTTTTATCCACCATGTGGATTTTGAACATCCGGGTACAGGTGTTGAACTGGATGAGTTTGTTAATAACAATATTAATGAGGACATGGGAGCCATCGTCATGGATTGTTCCGGTGATGACGCTAAGATAGCAGGCACACCGTGCACTCCATTGAAGATGTCTAAGGCTGACAGCCAGGACAGCAAGGAAGGTGCGAAGAATACGCTTAACCTCGCAAGCTCGTTGCGCGGTGCCACTATCGGGCACATCGATAAGTCTTTGATTCCTGCAACTGATAGTGCAGAAATTAATGCAGTTCTGGGCCTGACTGCCGGTTCCGGTGGTAGTGGATTGTGATTTGGTTTTGGATAGGTTATGTGGTGAGAGGCGTGTGCTTTGGCATACGCCTTTTTTCTGTCCTTTTACAATCAATGTACAAGAGATAATTTTGTCTTGAATTAAAATTTAAAGCTATGACAACAAAAAAAACAGCGTCTAAATCTAAAGACGTGAAAGAAGTGAAAACGGTAGAAACCGCGGAAACACAGGTTAATGAATCCAGAGCAGTACAGGCAAGTGGTGCTGTTGCTGATAAATCGCCAGTACTGGAGAAAAAAGCCCAGGACCACACAACGGTGGTAATTCCTTATTGCAAAGAATTTGCTCAAGGCAGAGAATTGCTTTTCGCCCTTCGTTCCTGGTATGAAAAAACTTGCTTTCCCGCTAATCTGGTGATTATCGGTGATCGCGAAGATTGGTTCGGTGAAGAGATTTTTGTCATTGAGCATCAGCGTACATCCGACAATCCGCAGATTGACACCATGGAAAAATTAAAGTTGGCCATTGAATCGCCTGAAGTGACAGAACGTTTCATCTGGACGAATGATGACATCTACCTGGTTAATCGGGTATCATTGGCGCATATAGAGATACCAAAGGTTTTGGGTGAACTGAATCCGGAAAAATTCAAAGGTACGTATGCCGAGAATATGAGCCGTACCGTTATGCTGCTGGATAAATCCGGATTACCTAAACTGAATTATGGTACTCATACCCCTGTTTTATTTGAGAAGTTTAGACTGAAGGATATGCTGGTACATTTCCCGGAAGCAGAATCGGGAGTGTTGTTTTCATCTCTCTATTTCAATTTCCAGCCTTTCCCGGCATATCCTGTTGTCTTGGATTGGGAAACAGACCAATTTCTACTGCCTATTGTATCCCGGAATCCGAACGAACAGAAAGCAAAAGAACTTCTCCAGAAAAAAGTCTTCCTGAACAATACCGTTTCCGGACATTCTGCCTGGTTAGAAAAGTTCTTGGAACAGATGTTCCCGGAACCATCCATCTTCGAAGAATGAAGAGCACTGCCGGAACTATCTTCACGGAAAGAACCTAATTCTTTCCGTGAGGAGTTCGCTTTCCTGAATGATTCGGACTGCCCCATAGAACTGGAAACGCTTGCTTCCCGCAAGTTTAATAAATATCATGCCTATGTACGGTTACACGCACAACTTAGGGATTGTACTTCGCTGAAGCAATGTGCGGATGTCAGCCGGGATTTGATAGACAACTACATTGAGAACCGTATGATATGGGAAGAGTTGAACTATTACAAGGTACATCATTCTCTGCTGGGGAAACATCCCGCATTCGCGGAGTTTCGCCGGAGAAGCGAGCTTCTTCAGTTACCGGTCAAGGAACTTGTCCGTCGCCAGCGCCAGGTTGAAAACAACATTTGGCGCGTCAAATCAGAGATAGTGAAGGGAGATAAACCGCACCTGGACCCGATACGGCGGGAAAGGTTAGCCGGTTATGAGAAAGAACTGAATGATATCAATCGCCTACTGGAATGAGCTATTACTTCAGCCTGAAGGAACTCAGGCAGGAAATGACAGATTCCCGCCTGTTCTCCAGACGGTTTGAAACCATGCTGGCTTTCAAATTGAATAGTCTGAAAGAATTGTGCGGGCGTCTGCCCGGCGATAACGAGACTTTTTTCATAGAAACGCAAAAGAGCTTCACTGCCTTTACTTTTATTGTTTACCTGATAAGGTATGCCGGACGGGTTAATCATCTCTATATCGCCACGTATTCGACGAATGAGCGCATTATAAACGCATTGTTGAGATGGCGCGAAAAGGAATTGATAGGCAGCATCCACCTGCATATCTCGGAAACGATAAAATTCCGTATGCCGAAGATTTTTGAACGGTTGGTGCAGCTCCATCAGGATGGGGTGATTGAATTATCATTCGCCTGGAGCCACAAGAAGATTACCTGTCTGGACACGTCCGCAGGTTTCTTCGTGGTCGAAGGTTCCGGCAATTATGGTGAGAATGCAATGGAAGAACAATATGTTTTCTTAAAAAATAAAGAAGTGTATGAGTTTCGTAGCGGACGAATTGGTCAAATGGCGTAAGGCTCCGCCATGGTATGACCGGATTGATATGGATGAGTTTGAACACCTGGCAGGCATTGGCTATGAGCCGAAGCAAATCGCTATGTACTATAATATCCCCGTGAATGATTTTCTTTGGTATTTCAATCTGGTTGGTTCTCCGTTGAAGTTTCACTACGAACGTGGCGAGCTTGTACAGCGGGCTAAGGAAGGGCTGGCAATGTCTGCCAGTGCTGAAACCGGAGACAATGTGACCCAGGCGCAACGGTTTGATAAATTCCGCCAAGCGACGGGATATCGCAATTCCATTAACAAGATTTTCTTTGATGATATAGGCTGATGTTCGATAAATCTTACTTTGACACATTACAGGACTACATCGCGTCCGGTTGCACTATGGAACTGACGGCTGATGAACTGGACTACTACAATGCCCTCTATGCACTTGTAGGTATAAACCGGAAGTACGGCAAGGATAACGCTATTGCCTTCCTGATGCACGAGCCGTTCAACGTCGAGCGACTGCGTGCCAGAAAGATGTACAGTGAGGCAATTAACCTGTTTTACCTCAATGATACCATTGAGAATAACGCTCATCGCAACATGATGTTCGACAACCTGATGAAAGCTGCTCAGGTAGTTCTGCAAAACGCCGTCAGCTCCAAAGATATGGAGGTGTACGGCAATCTCAACATACAGGCGGCTAAAATCAAACAACTGGATAAGCCTGATCCGGTCAAGCCGAAAGAGATAGACGAAAAGCCCATCAAGATATATGATCTTAATCCGGAAGCGGTGGGACTGGATGCGGCGAACCGTCAGATACTTGCTGCGCAGATAGATTCTGTTGACCTTCCTGAGAGGGAAAAAGTCCGCCTGAAGAGAGATGCTAATATTGTGGATATTGATTTTGAGGAGATGCTGAATGACCAGGAAGAAAAAACTAAAGATATCGGATGAGGTCGAAGTGCGCTTTTCCAACTGGATGGCGCAGCTCATAGCTATAATGATGCCTTGGTCACTGTATTGGATTGCCGGGCGTGCTTCGGCTAAGACCGTTCAGGTATTGGCCGAACGTGTGCAGGAAGTTGCTTTGGATTGTCAGGGTGCGCCGTTCGCCTGGGTTGCCGATACTTACTCTGATTTGCACAAAAATGTAATCCCGTCACTCATTGACGGGCTTTCTATGTTGGGGTGGGAAATGGGCATACACTATGTCATTAACCAGGAGCCGCCGCAGGAATGGAAAGATCGCATGTACAACGTCTGTACAGACTGGCGCAACACGATGGTATTCTATACCGGCTTTAACTTTACTTTTATCTCGCTCGACAGGCCTTCAATCGGTGCCGGTCGTTCCTATGTCGGTGTCTTCGGTGATGAGGTGAAGTATTTTCCGGAAGAGAAGTTCACGAACTTGTTGAAGGCGGTTCGTGGCTTCCGCGTAAAATATGGCGATAGCGTTTGGTATCGTAGCCGTACACTGACAACGGATATGCCGGACCCGAACCATCTTGGCGAGTATGATTGGATACTGAAGCTGGCCAAACAAAATGACAAGCGAAAAATATTACTTATGCTGCGGGCTGGATTTGTCTACAATGAGACGAAAAAAGAATATGTAGCCTGTTTGCAGAAGTACAAGGAATTGAAAGCTGCCTATCGTTCTGATGCATCTTTAGCCTCGAAACTGGATGCTGCTGAACGCTCGATGCAACTTGCCGGAAAGAATATGAAGCGGTGGGAAGAACGCTGGATCAAGACACGCCGGGGCACATCGTTTTTCTTTATTTCTTCCTCGTATGTGAATGCCGATGTATTGGGAGAAGATTGGTTCAGCGATGAATTTGCTGAAGGGCTGGAAGGTCTTTTTTGCAATGTGCTTTCCGTCATTCCGAAACTGGAAGCCAGCCAGATGTTTTATTGCAACCTGGCAATGAAGCATTTCTATGCGGATGGTTTCCTGAATGACGTGATCGAGCAGCATGAGTTCGGTTGGAATCCGGATTGCTCCGTTCTCCGGTACCTGGATAAGAATAAACCATTAGAGGCAGGTATGGACTCCGGTAATATGCTGTCTATGGTATTCGGCCAACGTAATGGCAATGTAATGCGCATACTGAAGGAATTGTATACGCTTCCGCCTAATAGCGTGCGTGAGCTGGCAGACCAGTTCCTATATTACTTCCGCCCGCACAAGCGTAAGATACTGAAGCTGTATTATGACCGGTCAATGAATAACTACAAGAAAGTCTCTGCGGACATGGCCACACAGATAAAGAGAAACATTGAGTTCGATGCTGAGGGCAAGCGTACAGGCTGGCAGGTACAGCTGATGAGCTTGGGACAGGGCAATATCGGTAGCAACATGGAATACCGGTTCTTCATGGATTTACTCAGTGGCAACCTGGCGCGTAATCTCTTTGCCTTGCTGATTGACCAGTACAACTGCCCGAACCTCAAGTCTGAGATGGAAGTAACCGGAACGGCCATCAAGAGCAATGAGAAGACGGGTACGAGCATTACCGTGAAGCTCAAGACCGGAGATAAGTTACCTACGCACAGGCTGCCTAAAGAGTCTACGAACTTGACGGATGCCCTGAAGTACTTCACCATGCGAAAAGAGTTTGTGCGTGTATGGGATAGGGGACGAAGCTCATCCGCTGCCTCTGTGGTTTGATCATTTCTTTCTTTACTGTTGGGTTGGCTCTGTTGTCCGTGAGGATGGCAGGGCTTTTTATATGAAGGGTATCGTAAGGGGTGGGATTTGATGCGTGAGGGGGCGGCAAGGGTTGTTTCAGAACAAAATTTAAAATATTTTACAATATTTGTAAAGAATAGTGAATTTTTAATGAATTTTTGCTATTTTGTAACAAAAAATTATCATATTTCCGACTCAAAGCGGCACTTGCGACTGCAACGGGACGACGGCGCGGCTCGGGCAGCAAGCTGTTACATCCCTGCGATAATTATCGCAGGGATGGGATTTCTTTTTGATTTTCAGCGGTATGATGTTTTTGGAAGGACATTTTTAGTTCAAAAAACGTCCTGTTTGATGGGAGAGTTCGCCTGATGAAGAACCAGGCGCGCGAAAAATCCGTGTGGCAAACCCGCCTTGATGGATGTACTTAGGTACAATCAAGCCGAATTTTTGCCACACGGATTTTTCGCGTTTTAGCGGTAGAAAGCGGTGCTTTCTGTTTGTTTTTTTTGCGTTCACGCAGAGGTTACCGGATTATAATCCCGTAACCGGGTGAAAACGCCCCGTCTTCCATTCCCTGCACCAATGCAAGCTATTGTCTTGTTAACCGAAGACCGGGCAGAGAGGTATAGTTTGCAACTATGTATTTCCAGCTGTTTCCTTGATCTGATTCTCGCCTTTTATTTCTGTCTTGTCTCCAGTCACCACGCAGTTTCGCTTTTTTGTGCTGCAAAGGTAAATGTTGACGTCACTGGCTCAAGTTCAGGCTGACGTTTCAGAAAAAATCTCCACCCTTCAGGTAGTATTTGAACCTACGGTTTTCTGAAAAACTTGCTCCAGTGTCTTACAACACCTTTTGATGCAGCGTAAAAAAGGCGAAACATACCGCGTAGCGACAGGCGACGCAGAAAAAAAAAGCTCCAATCAGGGAAACAGCAAATAAAAAGGCTAACACCCGGAAGCTCAAGGTTCAACATAAAATTTTAAAGTTATGGCAGCAAAAAGAAACATTCCCGAATCATGGAAACAACAGTGGTCTAAATTCATGTTCAACTTCTTCGATTACTTACCTACGAAGTACGAGGCTAATAAACGTGAGTGGGCAATCAGAAAGATGATATGGGACTTTAAAGACGGTAAACGTAGTGTATCGGTGGCGGAACTCGTAGCGAAGAAGATACGGGAACAGTTCGGGGCGGATTGTGAGAATGTGACGTTCGTATGTATTCCTGCAAGTTCCGCAGAGAAGAATGAAATCAGATACAAGGTATTTGCCGAAGAAGTGGCACGACTGACAGGATGCTGCAACGCATATAAGGCAATTACTATCGAGGGCGGACGTTTGGCAATCCATGAGACAAAGAGTAGTAAAACGGTGCAGGAAGTTGAAGTTATCAAGTTTGACAACGGCTTTTTCAATGGGAAAAAAGTACTTCTGTTTGATGATATACTGACGCAGGGACATTCTTACGCCCGTTTTGCTTGTGCTTTGGAAAAGTTAGGTGCAAAAGTGTTGGGAGGCTATTTTTTAGGTAGAACAATTCTTTCTTATAACTAATATATATTTTTTGTTATGAATACTTTATTCGATAATGATTGCCGCTACATGAGCGACAGTGAACTGATTTACGAGATAAGCAATAACAGGCAGATTGTTTCAGACGTTGAACGCAGCAACGGGGAGATAGACATCGACAGGCTGTTTGCATCTTTGACACCTGGACGCAAGAAAGTTGCTATTGCAGCGGTGGAGATGTACAAGAGACAGCAGTCTCAGCAGGTAGAACGTAGGCAGATTCTTTCAAGCAAGGATATATACGAGCTGATGCAACCGTTAATAGGTGGTTTGCGGAATGAGGAATTTTGGATTGTGGCGATAAATAATGCTTCCCGAATGATAAAAAAAGTACAGGTTTCCGTAGGTGGTATAGACCAGACCTCGGCAGATGTGCGGTTGATTATGCGGGTGTTGATAAATACGGGGGCAGTCCATTTTGCTGCGGTGCATAATCATCCAAGCGGAAACCCGAAGCCGAGCAACGATGACAGGAAATTAACGGAACAGTTGAAAAAGGCGGCAGGAATATTCAATATTCAGTTGATGGACCATGTGATAATTACCGATGATGGATATTATAGTTTTTGCGATGAAGGAATGTTGTAAGTGGGGAGGGCGCAAGGGGACGCCCATCCCGTTTTGCTCGCACACTCGCAAAACGGGATGGGACCCAAAGCGGTACTTATGAGAGATTTTTCCGTTCCTTCGACCACGGAGGGGAGAGAATTGTTCATTCTCTGTTAAAAGGATATAAAATTATAACCTTTTCTTTTCCTTTACTTGCAGGATATAAAATTATAACCTATCTTTGTTGCGTAATCAAAAAACAAATAGTTATGCCAACAGTTTTAATGTTATTCGGATTGAAGTTTAGAATCTACACAGCGGAACATTTACCACCGCATTGTCATGTAACAAGTCAAGACGGCCAAGCCAAGTTTGAAATTCTGGATACGGTTAAGTTGATAGAAAACAAGGGGCTGAAACCAAAAGACTTGAGACTGGCAGAGTCGATTCTTGAAGAGAATCTGGAACTTATTCAGAATGAATGGAAAAAATTGCATGGGGATTTTTAATCCCCCATGCTTCTCAATAAAAGAAAGGAGGATGATATGAAGATTATTAAATTATGGTTTGAGAATGGCAGGATATATGTTGCCAATGACAAGGGGGAGACTTTGTACCAATCCTTGAAGTTTTATCCCCGCCTGCTGGCTGCTTCTGATGAACAAAGAAGCAATTATGAACTTGAGCATTTCGGTATTCATTGGGATGATATTGATGAAGATGTGAGCTATGAGAGTTTCTATTATGATGATACCAAAGAACCGGCACCTGGTATTCAAGACGCTTTTTTATCTAATCCGGAACTGAATATTTCAGCTGTTGCCCGCCGGATGGGGATACAGCAAAGTTTGTTGGCAAGTTATATAAAGGGTACGAAGGTGCCTTCTCCGGAAAGAAAAAAGCTGATACTGGACACTATACATGATATTGGTAATTCTTTATTGGCTGTGTCTTTCTGAATTTATACGTAGACAGATAAAGAAGGTTTCCACGAGTTGGAAGCCTTTTTTTGTATTTATTTTTGGCAATGTTAGGATTTATTCTGATATTTGTTGTGCCAAATATAAACCAAATGATTCATCTCCTCATATCGTGTAACCCGTAAGCAATCGGGTTCCGGGTGGTTCCGGTTGGCGCACGATATGAGGAGATGATATTTTAATACTATGGAACTTAAAGATTTTATAAAAGCTACTATTAAAGACATTTCTGACGCTGTGACAGAACTGAATGCTGAAATGAACACTAAAGGCTTACTTGTTAACCCTATACCTAATAATCATCAAGAAGGGATGGTCTATTCACAAGATGGTCGGTGGTTGCAAAAGATAGAATTTAATGTATCTGTTACCACATCGGAAAAGTCTGCAAAAGAAGGTGGGTTGAAAATTTATGTAGCTAAGGCAGGAATAAGTGAAACGGCAAAGAATGAGGCTACAAGCTCACTGCATTTTCACATAACAGTAGCTTTACCCACGGTATGAGGTAGCTCAAAATATTCTATTTGTCCGGTTGTGAGGTAGCGATAAAGGATTTCGGAAATAGCAAGTGGATGTAGTTCTTTACTTGGAAAGAAGTTTTTGTACCAACTGAGAATCTCAATAGATTTGTCTAAACAGTATTTTCTTAATTCGATTTCGTTCATAATGGATTGGTTTTCTGCAAAAATAATATAGAAATACCAGAATAGGAAATTATTAATTAAATATCTAATATTATGAAGAAAGTTATGTTTTTGATGATGATGTTTGTTAGCATCAATATGATGGGACAGTCAATTAAATCAATTGAGGATGACCCATTTGAAGGGACAAAGGTTATTGTTATGGATACTGAGAAACTGACAAAAGAAACCTTTAAAGATACTCGTGGGCAAACTATGTTTTATTTTAGGAGTGTTGGTAATGTGATTGCTTTTCATCTCTTGTGGCAATGTCGTGATATTATTATTATCTCAAAAGGGCAAAAGGCTTTATTTTTAACAGAAGATGGTGCAAAGATAACTTTAGAGGCCTTGGGTGATATAAGACCGGAATCGGGTATTGCATCAACCGCTGCTGTAAAGCCTGCGGGTGTACTTGGAATGAATATTCCATACGGAAGCAAAGAGATATTGGAGTTAGCAAAAAAGAATGTGACTGCTATACGTATTTATACAAGTGATGGTTATAAGGACTTCAATATAGATAAGAAAAAACAATCTCTTATAAAAGAGTGTTTGCAGTTATTAATAGAAAAGATGTGATTAAAAACAGAGGGAAAAACTCAACTTTCTTTTTGCACTTTCAAATATTATCCCCATATTTGCAGTGCGAAACAGTTTATCACTTAATGATACCGGAATGAGCAACGGTTACTGCTCACACAGATGGGCTTTTTTTATGCCTATTTTAAAATATTGCGGCTGCCTTTCCCATTCTTCTTTTGCTCTCCGGAGTTAACTGATGAACTGTTTCGCGACACGGGAAATGGCAGCCGTTTTTCTGCCTTTACGCGAAACAGTTCATTAGTTATGAAAAAAGAAAACCAACGCGCTCACGGACGCTATGTATCCGTTGAAAAAATCCGGCAAATGCTTGTTAAACTTGGGGCTGAATTGTGCGACGGTCACAAACGTGCTCATGTAGCCAAAGAAGGTAACACTATTCTTATCTATACCAATGGAGGGAGTGTGAATATTACTTTCAATGCGGAAGGAGGTAAGGTATGACTACAACGAAAGTAAACGGGATCGTACTGAGTGAGAAAGTGTCTGAGAAGTTATCTTTTTTACAGCAAGGATATGCGCAAGCAATTGCGGCGGGGCTGGATAATGCAATAGGTTTTCTTCTTGAAGAATGTAATCAGGGCGGTTTAGACCCGCAAAATTTGATTAATGTTTTAGGTACACTGCATAATGCGCGTACAGAGTTATTGGGGCTAATTCCTGAAGAAGAGAAAGGAGGCGTGAAATGAACGAGGCTGCAAAGAATAGCAAGAACAGATACCAGATGGATTATCAGATTCAGGTTCCGGTATCAGCGGGGTTGATAGCGTTGTTCCAACAGATTGAGGAGATACGGTCTGAATTTGGTATAGAACCTTTGAGTGACTATTTTCTCGTGATGTCTCCGGATACCGGTAAAAAAAGGCAGCGTTATCATATAGCATTGATAGATTATTCGCGAACGGATGCTCTGAAGGTGTTGGATGGCAGAATGAGCGAAGAAGAGTATATTGTGCGCAATATCAGTTCGAGTAGTGATGCTGACGGCAATGTTCTGACGAATAAGGATGGCGGTCTGGATGACTTCTCTGTAACGGATATTTTCTAAAAAAACATTTTTATACATTTTTTGAGCCTGGTGGTCCGTAATGGATAGCCGGGCTTTTTTTATGTCCTTTTTCAAGGAAAGTGCTTCGGGTACCTTTGCAGCATGGGATCACATGGAGAACGTTTAGCAATGGAGAAGAACCGTAACAGCTGGAGAGGCAAAGCTAACCAGTTGGGCGGTGAACGGTATCCGCTGGATGTCATCATTGAGGGCGATACCGGGATAACGCAGCAATGGGAGCGGCAACAGGATAAAGAGGCTGTGGCTTTGTTTAATGCGCGGGTACAGGACTGGGGCAACAAGGTGAATGCGGTGCTGAAACTCTCGATACGAGAATTGGTTGCGAATGACAAAAAGTTATCTGGATCACTGAAACAGAATTACCGTCATTACGGCAAACCGATTGTTGCTGGAGAGGAAGTAACCAGTATCGGATTCGGTTTTAGACCTGAGGGTATTTACATTCATCTGGGAGTAGGCCGGGGATATAATATGGAGGGCGGCACACGAGTACTGACGAAAAAGAGTAATAAGGAGTGGAACAGGAATCCGATACCGTGGTTCAATCCGATAATAGAACAGGCGATTCCAGAACTGGTTGAGATTGTGAGAGAGTATTGTGGGACGCTTTTTGTGAATACTACGAGAATATTTATCAATAGATAGTTATGGGAGATATCAAAAAGAAAATAGGGCATTTCAGCTTTGTGGATACGGTGGCCGGGCAGTATGCCATTAACATGAACTGGAGCCAGGAGATGAGCCAGTTTTTCAATGGAGATTCGAAGAACTGGGACGGTGATCCGACGAATGTGGCGGGTGTCCGCGTTGTGCCCTGGGGGCCTGATAATAATATGCCGAATGCTATCCGGAATTTGCTGGAGAAAAATAACCTGGGACCCGGTATCTTGGACAGGAAAATGGGATTGTTGTATGGACAAGGCCCGTTGCTTTACCGGGTGAATATTATGGAGAATGAACGGGTGCAGGAGTGGCTGGTGGATGATGAGATACAGGAGTGGCTGGATAGCTGGGATTACCGGAAGTATATTCGGGATGTGCTGGTAGAATATACGCACATGAATGGCCAGTTCACAAAGTATTATATGGGTAAGGGAGTGCGCATTGGGCGCCCATGGGTGAACAGGCTGGAGTGTCTGCATAGCGGTGAGTGTCGGCTGGTATGGCCGGAGAATGACAGCCGACGTCTGGAAGATGTGACGGAGTATCTGACCGGTGACTTTGATAGTTACCGGAGCCGCAGTTTCCTGAAGTACCCGGCTTTCGATAAGTGGCAGCCGTCGAAATATGAGACAGCGATTAAGTATCACTGTATGCGTAGTTTCGGGCGGAATATGTATGCGATATCCTGTTTCTATGGCTCAGTTCCCTGGCTGGAGAATGCGAATAATCTTCCGGAGATTATCCGGCATCTGAATGAGAATATGATTGCGGCGGCGTATGTGGTGCATAGTCCGCAGGAGTACTGGACACAGTGTGAACAGAGATTACGTGAGATGCATCCTGAATGGGATGACGCACGGATATATAAGGAGATAGAACGTTTGCGGGATGAGGTGACGAAGACCATTGCGAACGTGATGGCGGGGCAAAAAAATGCCGGGAAGTTCTTTTCGTGCGTGGACTTTGTGGATGAGTTTGGGCATGTGCAGAGCTGGAAGATTGAGCCTATCGAGATGAATATAGACAAGTATATTGAGGCTCAGGCGAAGATATCGCGTATTGCGGATAGTTCGACTACATCCGGTTTCGGCTTGTCTCCGGCATTGGCCAACATCATTATAGACGGGAAGAGTGACAGCGGCAGCCAGATGCTTTACGCCCTAAAGATATTTTACGGTGCTGACACGCAGATTCCGGAAGAAATCGCACTGGAGGCCATCAATGATGCCATCCGCATTAATTTTCCGAATAAGAAGGGGATTTTCCTCGGTATTTACCGGAAGGTGATTAACAAAGAAGACAATGTGGCGGCGCCTGACCGTCCGACTAATCAAGTATAAAGCTATGAAACAGAAGAAGGACATTGAATTTCCTGAATGTTGGGAAGAGGTGAAGCCGCTGGAGTGGGTTCATTTATTGAAAATCCGGGATAAACTGATGAAGAAACCCGGTATCAGTCTTCGTGATGTGAAGCGTGACTGGTGTGCGTATGTGTTGAAAAACCGGGGATATCGCTTGGGGGGAGTGGATGATATGCTGATGATTGATCGCCTGACTGATACTCTGGACTGGATGTGGATGATAGGTGAAGATACCGGGCTGGATGGTGTTACGGTAACTGAAGCTCAGTTGACGTATGACTGTACGGTGAACCTTCTTCCTAAATGGCGGTACCTGCAAGGTCCTGCCAGTCATGGGGCTGACCTGACATTCGGCGAGTTCCGCCAGGCGGCTGCCGTGATGAATCAATACAATGCCGGACAGAACCCGGCAGACCTGCGGGCGTTATGCGCCATCCTTTACCGGAAGCCGGTCAAGGAAAAAGGGTGCGCATTGCGTGAACCGTTCCGGCCGCAATATATGGGGCGGTACATGGGACTGGTGCGCGATATGCCGGAGTGGATTCAGTGGGGAATTTATGCTTGGTTTGCTTACTTCTGTAATTACCTGTTTATCGGTACGTTCATCATTGAAGGGGTGGAGGTTTGCTTTGCACCGGTTTTTGAACGGCACCGGAAGAGCCCGGAGACTCAACCTGGTATTATTCAGAACTTAGGGATGAACAGCGTACTGTATTCGGTTGCCGAAAGCGGTGTTTTCGGCAATGTGGATGCTACGGATGACACGCAGTTGCTGCGTGTGATGATGAAGTTGCTCGATGATAAACAGCGGGCAGACGAAATGATGAGAAACTTAAAAAAATAGCAGCTATGATTTTCAACAAGGAGAACAGGGGTGCGCAGGAATTGCGGGAGCTGACCGGCAATTATTATGCGAACAATAAGTTCGATAAGATTGCCGGTGAGATAGATTTGGCCGCTGAAGAATTGGCGACATTGGTAGGGGATGACGTGATGAATTTGGCTGAGAAATTCTATGCTGACCCCGGCGAAGATGCGGAACTGGTGCGTAAGGTACAGCGTCCGATTGCCATCCTTGCTACGCTGCGGATGTACCGGAAGAATGATCTCAGCCATGAGGATGATGGCCGGAAATTCAAAATTTCCACCGACGGGAGTGAGAAACTTCCGTGGGAGTGGCAGTTGGATCGGGATGATGCACTACACCTGGAAGAATATTACCGGGCAGTGGATGCTCTCATTCGCTACCTGAATAAAGAGGAGCTGAAGGAGTGGACGGAAACGGCTTCATACAAGCTGTCTCAGACGCTTATCATCCGAAACGGTGAAGCGTTCGACAGCTACTTTCCCATCGAACGGAGCGAACGGATGTACCTGATGCTGGTACCGTTCATCCGTGAGGCGCAGATGTTGACGGTAAAGCGTGCTTACGGTAGTGGATGGGATGACTTGCTGAGGGAAAAGGATGTACCGGAAACGGATGCTCATTTTGCCGCTTGCAAAGCTGTGGCACTGCTGGCCATGAGTATGGCATTACGTCGGTTGTCACTGAGTGCCATTCCTGGCGGAGTGATCCGCAGGTTTATGACGGAGAACGGAATGGGCGAGAGTGAACCGGCATCTCTGAAGGACGTGGAGAGAGTGGCCGGATGGATGGCGGATGATGCCACAACCTGGGTGAATGAGATGAAGTTGGCGCGTGATGGTGGACCGGCGGAATACGAACTGTTGCCTAAGAATGACAGGCGCAATAAATATTGCAGGTTATGAATGTGTTGCAGCGACCGAGGGAAAGGGAGTTCTGTGGGACTATGCAGGACTACATCATAGATACAGATACCTCAATAACTTTTGCTGTTGAATATGGTGGTAAAAGGATACTGGAGGAAGATTATGTTCCTGATGCGGACTATTTGGTGAGAATCCGGAAGTTGGGTAAGTTTTGTGAGAATGCATTATGGAGTATATGGTGCGCAGGAGATATAAGTTGGCAAAACAGTTCTGCCGGAGTATTTTCCTTTTTCATTAATGACGTGTTGGACGTAGAGAGTTTTGTGATGTACAGCACTTTGCAAACGACAAAAGACGCATATTATCCGGGATGGCTGAGCGAAGTAAACCAAAAAGTAGTGCATCCGGGATGTAAGGAGTATCTGAGTGGGTATCTTATATCTGATAAAAATGTACGTAAGGCTACTGTTACAGGCTATGATATCAATGGTAGTGATGTGACTAAAGACCTATTTAAAGTTCCTGTTACCGAAGGTGTAAGTTATCCTGTTACTATAGATGTCAGTCTGGAACGGATCATGTCTTTATTTCCGATGATACGGCTTCAACGCTACATTGTGAAATCGGGAGATTATTCTTTTCTTTTTCATGTGGACAGCTCTGTATATATGGAGAAGTGGTGTTTTAGATTTAAGAATGTGTATGGCATGCCGGAAACGGTTACTGCTATGGGAGGATTGTCTGTTAATGGGGGGAATGAGAGCGATGCAGCGGTATTGGCTGGAGTAGAAAGAAAATTCGGTTTAAAGGTGACTGATGAATATACCGTCAACAGTGGAGTGATAATACTTCAGAGTGATTATAAACTATGGCATAACCTTCTGAATACGCAAGAGACGGATATTCTTGTGGATGGTGAGTGGTTGCCAATTGTGATAAGTAAGCAGAAATATGAACGTAAGTTCCGGAGAAGCGCAATGAATGTGATTGAATTTAGTTTCAGGATGGCTGATCCGGACCAAAATAATCTGGTACATGTATGATTAATATTCTTAGATACCGGGAAATATTGGCGGAATTGAGAGCCAGGACCAATAAGCGGAGTGAAATGCAAATTGATGGGGTGATACTTGCTGTTAGTGACAAGCATCTTACGAAGAAACTGAAAGATCAGGCCGGATTCTTCTTGTGTGCGAACTTTCCGGATGCAGAATCGAAGGGGAATGTTGATAATTACAAAGAAGATAATCGCCTGTTGCTTTTCCTGCTGGAGAAAGTTCCGGCAGGTGATGAGACGGATGAAGATGAAATAACCCACTATGCCAGGATGCAGGATGTAATGTACATATTGAAAGACGAAATTCGAAACATGGATTTTGTTTGTGGAGAGATATCCGGTGGTGATGAAATCAATACAGAATGGGAATATGATGTTTTTGGCGGATTTAATGGCTTGAGTATAGGGCTTAAATTGACAGATTATGACTGAGTTGTTTATTGATGGGGTTTCGGTGGTATTGCCGAAGGATTTCAGTATTCAGGTGAAACGTGAAAATTCTTTCATCACCAAAAATGGTGAATATACCTATGATATCACTTTGCAGTTGACCAACCCGACAAATGCCACATTATACAAACATTTGTATAGGTTAAATTCTATTCAGAAAATTGAGTCGAAACGATCTGCAATTCTGGTGGCAGATAATCGTGTATATTGTAATGGTACGGAGATTATTACTGGATGGACGGAGAGCTCTGTATCCATACAGATAGCAAGCGGAAATTCGGAATTAAATTATTTTATCGGCAGTGACCTTCTAATATCTTTTCTCGACATGAAAACGACTGTGCCTAAAAGGGGAGATATGGATTATATAACAAAGACATATCCGGAGGTAGATTACTGTCTTGCCCCTGTTGTGAATAGGACAACTGGATATTGCATTAATCAGTGGGCGTATGGGAAACCTGCTCTGGAAGATACCTATACATTGCAGGCAGACGGCCAGTACTGGTTTCCGCAACCTTATCTATGGGCGTTCGTAAAAGAGGTGATGCGAGCCATTGGCTATGAACTTCAGATTAATCAGATAGAGAATACGGTATTTAAAAATCTGATTATATGCCATGTGGTGGAAACCTATAAATGGAATGAAATATTGCCAGGTTGGAGTGTAAAGGATTTCTTTGAAGAAATAGAGAAGATGTTTAATGCTGTGTTTGTTGTGGATAATCGCAAACGTACAGCAAGGTTGATGATTAAACCAAGTTATTATGCAGATGTGGAGGTTGCACATGTCTTGCATGTAGAAGATGCTTATGAAGCGGAAATAGAAGAAGATAATGAAGCTGTTGATGCAATGTCTTCTACCAATGTAAAGTATCAGATGCCAGATAGTGGGTATTATCGTATGAGGTGTTTTCCTGATGATTTTTCTAAAAATGTAAAACGTGATGTTATACCGATAGATTTTGAACCGGATGTTACAGATCAAATGCAAAGGATGAATGATTGGTTCAGGGGAAATGGATTTCAAAAACATGATATTGTTTATACGGATGCCCTTACTGGTAGAGAATTTGTTTATAAAGGTCGTACATTTAATGAGGGGTGGAGTGTTTTTGAACCGGTGAATGAATTTAAACCCTTGGAGCGGGAAAATGCAGAGAATACGGTTGAACTGGAGATGATACCGGTAGAATTGGCTTTTTCCGATTTGTATAGCTATGTAGGGAATGACAAGAATCGACCGATCAAGATTATGATTCCGATAGTTGATGAAAATGGAACTTCAGACGAAAATGGCGAAAGTATTACGAACGTATTGGAACAGGTTGAAACTTGGACATCCAAAGAAAGCCAGAGTAAAGAGACGATATATCTTGCTTTCTATATTGGATTGGTGACTTATGAACCTCTTACTTCAGGAAGGTATGATTTCCCTTTGCCATTTACTGACCTTTATACTTGGACGCAGTCTTATAAATACTGGCCCACAAATGATATTGGGGCTACCTTAGCTTTGACAACTCTGGATAAACTTTTTTATGAGGGTGGATATGACATTGATTTTGATAAGGCTATCAAAATACGCAGTTTTGACCCAAATGTGTATGATGTCCGGTTAGTTTTTGAGATCAATAATAAGCGGTATATATGCAAGGAGATGGAGTTTACCTTAGATGCTTATGGACGTAAGGGGGCTTGGACGGGTACTTTTTATCCGATAAATATAGCTGATGTACCGGGAGTGCATTGGATATTGGAAAATGGTAGGTGGCGCGATTTTGGCGTGTGGCTGGATGATGGGAAATATATAGATGTCTGACTTTTTTTGTTCAATAGGTTGAGTTCGGTGGTTTGTGATGGATAGCCGGACTTTTTCTATGTCCTTTTTCGAGGCATGATGGCAGGGTACTTTTGCTATATAAATTTCAATAGGTATGGCTATAAGTATCAATGATTTCAGAGTTGCCATCCGGATAGATAATTCGGAAGCGAAAGCCAAGTTCGATGAGACGCGGGAACAGATTGCGAAAGTGCGTGAGGAAATGCAGAAGCTGGAAGCTGATGGCAAGAAGGATTCGGCAGCGTATAAAGAACTGGAGAAGCAACAGGATAAACTCAATAAGTCTCTCTATGAACTACGTAAGGAGGCAGGACGAACCGCTTTAAGTTACAGTGAACTGCGTAAACAAGCGCGGTCGCTGAAAGCTCAGATGGATAATGCTATTCCTGGTACTGAAAAGTGGAAAGAGTTGCGGGCTGACTATATGCTGACCAAACAGCGGATGAAGGAACTGGAGGTGCAGGCACGTGATACAAAGTTTTCCCTCTCAAAGATGGCAGACGGATTCAACAAGTATGCGGCCATTGGTGCGGGGGCCATCGCTTCGCTTACCGGTGTGGCGATGACTGCGCGTAAGTGTGTAGATGAATATGCGAAGATGGAAGAGGCGGAAGCGCAGGTAGTAAAATATACTGGAATGACGCGTGAAGAAGTCAAAGAACTGAATGAAGAGTTCAAACGGATGGATACCCGGACTCCGAGAGAGAAACTGAATGCACTGGCGGGTGATGCCGGACGTTTGGGTATCACCGCCAAAAAAGATGTGTTGGAGTTTGTGGATGCTGCCGATAAAATCAATGTGGCATTGGGTGAGGATCTTGGCGAAGATGCGGTAAAGAATATCGGTAAGTTGGCACAGATGTTCGGCGAAGATGAGAAATTGGGACTCCGGGGAGCGATGTTAGCCACTGGTTCCGCCATCAATGAGGTTGCTCAAAATTCATCCGCTGCTGAAGCGTACTTAGTTGGGTTTACCGCCCGCGTTGCAGGTGCGGCAAATCAGGCGAAAGTTGCTCAGGGGGATATCCTCGGATATGCCTCTGTACTTGACCAGAATATGCAGCAACAGGAGATGGCGGCTACTGCTTTCCAGACATTGATGATGAAGATGTATCAGGAGCCGGCCAAGTTTGCAAAAATAGCTGGGCAAAGCGTGGAAGAGTTTTCTTCACTCATCAAGAATGATGCGAATGAAGCGATACTTCAGTTCCTGGATACTTTGAATAAGAAGGGTGGATTGGATCAGCTGGCACCTATGTTCAAGGAGATGGGGCTGGATGGTGTACGTGCGTCAGGTGTAATCAGTACCATGGCCGGAAAGATTGATGATATCCGGGATGCACAGAAATTGGCGAATGATGCGTACCGGGATGGTACGAGTATCATCAATGAGTTCAATGTGCAGAATAATACGGTTCAGGCAGGACTGGATAAGGCGAGAAAGAACTTCAAGGATGTGCGGGTAGAGCTGGGGGAGAAGTTGCAGCCAGTAATGAAATACATGATAACTACCGGCAGCCTGACGGTGAAGGGGTTGAGTGCATTGGTATCTGTCCTGTATGAATATAAAGGGGCAGTATTAACAGCAGGCACAGCAGTGGCTGCTTATACAGTTTATGTAAAAGCTGGTACTATAGCGACAGCAGCTTACAATACCATAACGAAAGCTGCAACGTTGGCCACTAACTTATTTAGCAAGGCTACTAAGGCAAGTCCCTGGGGGCTTGTTGCTGCTGGGGTTGCTGCTGTTATTTCCTACTTCGCTATTTTTCGGGATAAAACGGATGAAGCAACCGATGCACAAAATCGGCTTAATGATGCATTGGAGAAAACGAAAGCTACGATGGATTTGATAGCTGGTGTTAAAGTGAGTGCTGAAAACTTTGAGTTCCTTACTGATAAGCAAAAGCAGCAATTGAAATCTGATGCACAGCGGGGTATTGACGAACTTGATGACTTACTTACAAAGGGAATGATTGAAACTAAAGCTTGGTATGAGCAAGAGAAAGTGAGCATCCTAAAGGCAACCGAAGATAATGAGATATTAAGAAACTCTTATCTACGGGGATTGGAGAAAGACTTTGATGCACGTGTTGCCCAATTAGCTGAATATGTCGAAAAGAAAAAGGAACTGGAAAAAATAATAGCTATGGTTCCCGATTCTACTGATACAACTGAACCGATTGTACCTATCGACGATAAAGCACTTGAAAAAGAACTTAAAGCCAAAGAGACTGCTTTACAGCAGCATTACCAAGAGCAACAGAATATCCTTAAAGAAGGACTCCTGAATGAGAAGTTGACGCAAGATAAATATCAGCAAGAATTATATAAGGCTGAAGCTACATACCTGTTTAGCAGAAAGGCCTTACTGGAGAAGTATGGTAGGGATACGTCGCAGATACAGGGGCAGATTTATGACAAGATGATTGCTGAAGCGAACAGGCTCTATCAGTCAATGCAGATGGTAAATAAGAATACTCAGAGCGATATCCTCGCACAGCAAGAAGGTGACTATCAAGAGCAGGTGCAAGATATCAAGAGAGCTTATCTGGAGGGGGACATAAAGACTGAATCTGACTATCAGGAGCGACTGAAGGAACAAGAGCGGCAGTATCTTGAAGAGCGAAGGGATATGCTTGCTGCCTATGGCGAAGATACTTCTTCCATTGATAACAAGTTGCTGGACATGGATATCAATGACAAAAAAGAGGGCAAGGCAAAACAACGGGAATCCGGTTATAAGAAGATTGATAATACCTCTGATTTTGAGCAGAAAAACAATATCCTTCAGGCCATGTATGATGCGGACCTCATTACCTATCAGGAGTATGAAGAAGAGAAGACCCGTATCAATGAAGAACATGAGCAACTGCGTGAAGAGCAGGCTAAGGCTACACTGGATGTCATAGGTCAAGCTGCGGCAGCAGCCAGCCAGGTAGTCAGTGCGTTGCAGGATGCAGAGATAAGTAAAGTTACCCGGAAGTATGATAAGCAAATCAAAGCGGCCAAGAAAGCGGGCAAGGATACTACCAAACTGGAGGAGGAGAAAGAAGAGGCAATCAATCAGGTTAAGAAGAAGTATGCCGATAAGCAGTTTGCTGCTTCCGTCCTCCAGGTGACTGCAACCACTGCTGTTGCCGCTATGGAGGCATATAAGGCTATGGCGGGTATTCCAATCGTTGGTCCGGCATTGGGGGCGATAGCAGCTGCGGCAGCCGTCGCCAGCGGAGCGGCTCAGATAGCCGTTGCCAAGCAACAACGGGATGAAGCGAAGGGATTGAAGGATGGGGGGTATTCGGATGACTATGTGGAGGGGTATACTCGTAACGGTAATCCGGATGATGTGGCCGGGGTGATACCGGTGCATAAAAATGAGTTTGTGGCCAACCATGAGAGTGTGGCGAACCCGCATGTTCGCCAGTTCTTGGATGTGTTCGATGTGGCTCAGAAAAATGGCACGATCCGGATGATTAATACAACTCAGATACTTGAGCAGGTGAGAACTCGCAGCGGGAAGTATGCAGGTGGTTTTGTGGATACCGGAGATTCTTCAGCTTCTTCTTTTGCGGCTTCCGATATCTCATCTTCCGGACTTACACCGGAACAATGGAAGCAACTCGTTGAACTGATGAAAGAGAATAACCGGTTATTACAAGTGATTTGTGATAAAGAACTGGTTGTGGATTCACGGAAAGTACGTGATGGCATCAGGCATATAGAAAAATTGGAGAGAAATGTGAGCAGATAAGCTGTCCTTTTTATACGGTTATCTGGCAGGTAAATTTGCACTATGGATGTATTTGAAGCTATAAACAAGATGCGGGAAAAGACAGAGCGGAGAGAAAGTTTTTCTTTGGCTTTTATGTCCTTCAGCTACGAACGTCGGAAGAGTAACGGCATTGTGAAAATTGAGCGTGCTCGTCTCCGGAAGCAGAGCCGGATAGAGAATAATCGCTTTGCGGATTATATGCTGAATTTCATTGATCTGGACACAATGGAGTATGGAATGTGTTGGCAGCCTTTGTTGCTGGAATTTGATGGTAATGATTTAGAATTACGCTGATATGGATGAATTGGATTTGGAATTTGAAAACATTGTCCCTTGGAATGGAGAGGTTGATACAGGCAGAGATGCCCGGCTGAAGTTGGACCGCAATTTTGCGCGAATAAAAAATAACCTTGATGCTTTGTCGAAGGGCTCGTTTATTGACCTTGGTGGTATACCTGAGTCAGAATTCGACAATGTAACCAAACAGGGATATTATCTGTATGCCTTACAGGCTGGCACTGGAGATCGAAAGGGGATACTTGTAGTTTCGAATGATGGCGATATCCGGCAGATACGTTATGAATTTGATGGTACATATACCCGTTCGCGTACTGATGAAGGTTGGGAAGAATGGACGGATGAATTTGTAAGCAAGCTCCGGAAGCATATTGATAATGCCACTATCTATTGGGATGATGCTAATAAGGTCATAAAAGCGCGTGGCGGTGGAAATGATCATACAATCGTAGTCAGCATTGATGTTTCTTCAATAGGGAAATGCTCAGTTACAACTTCTGGAGATGGAAGCGTTTCAGTAAATGCAGATAAGAGCCAATATACAGTAGTAGTTCCAGTGGCTGGGACTGTTACTGTTAATATTGTCGCCAAGGATGGATATCAAGTTCAGTCCCTCATGGTGGATAATGTATCGAAAGGAAATATTAATAGCTTTAGCTTTGAGAATGTACAGGAAGAACATACAATGTATGTTGTCATGGAAATAGTAGAAGAGAATCCGACTAATTTCCTTGTTCGCAACGATTTGCCTAACGTTTATTACTCTTCAACCCAATCTGCGGTTGATGCGATTAAAACCGCATATCCGAACGGTCTGACGCAGAATATAACTTTAACCTGCATTAAACCCGCCACTGAAAAACGTTTGAGTGGAACGTGGATTGCCGAACTGTCAAAGTGGAATGAGAAATCTATCTGTTGCCTTATCATTGATGGTGCGGACAGGCTTGTGTATGACGGAAAGTCGCTTGGCGGATTACAATTTAAAGAGGTGAATAATGTGTTGTTGCGCAATATCTCCTTTGTGAATTGTGCGAATTATGCAGGTGCCTATTCTCCCAGTGAGTTGTACGCCTTGAATTTTGTTGGAAGTGCAAGCCGCAATGCCCGAAACCTGATGGCTTATAAATGCTGTTTCAATGGAGTATATCCGTCCGACTTGACAAAAAAAGCATGGAGAACAATAGGAAGTAAATACAGTGAGAACCTTACACTGTTGGGCTGTGATATTAGCAATGATTATGGCAATTGTATGAAACTTACCAATTGCCAGTATGTTTCCCTTATCAAGAACACGATCAGTGTAGATTACTCTCTGGGCGTTGTGGCTCATCCTTCGATTATGACTCTCAAAAATTGTTATACGTTGAATGTTGAGGATAACAAGATGTCAGGAGATGTTCGGGAGAATTATTTTGAATTGAGTAATGTAGATAGATTTTATTTCCTTCGCAATGAGGTGTCGGGTGGTGGAGGGCGTGCTATCACAATGTCTTCTTTAGGAAGTATGAAAGAAGTCGTTGTTGATAGCAACCTGTTTGTCGGGATGTTGAACGGGCCTGCCGGTGGCTGGATGAAGGAGTATATCAATTTGGGTACAGCCAAGATTGACAGGTTGTGCATGAATAATAATACTTGCTACATGAGCGGAAAGTTCTATGAGCAGTACATAACAAAAGGTGGTACAGTAGAAGATGCGTACATCTACAATAATATTGCTATCAATGCTACCGGAACGAGCACTAATAGTATCAATGGATTTATCATAAATCGGGTTAAAAGTCTGCATACCGGTAATAACTTGTATGAATCAATGCGAGGTCTGGTTGTATCTCCAAATGCTGATGGTGAGAGCGATTATATAACTGTTGACTGGACAACCGGACGCGACGTAGCTAAGTTACAAGCAGCCGGATACGAAGCTAATTCTATTAAGGTTGAAGATGGAACCAAACTTCTTGAGAAGCAAAATGGAGGCGATTCTTATAAGTTGATTGAAGGTCTGGAATACTACTCTAATATGTCTTATTTTCCAGATGCTGACATTGAGTATAAGGCGAAAGCAAATACAGGGAATACCCGCGGATGCTATAATCTTGCAGGTATCGCCATCGACGAGACACAGGAAGTCACAGGGTATACAGGTGAAGACTATAGCGAAGTAAAAGTGTTCGGTAGTACAGCACAGTATTCGACATTGGCGGATAGTGTTCTCCGATTGAAACACAATACACCGGACAGGTTGAAATTGGTTGTATTTTCTGTTGTTGGTAGCCAGCATTCCGATTTAATTCTCGGCAAGAGCGGTATTATGCACACTTCTCCTGTGCTGGATGCTAACGGTGAATATCAAAAAGATGAGTTATACACGATAAATGTAGACTAATATGGCAAAAGAGGTATATACAGGCAAATTAAAAGTCCAAATAGGACGGGTACAGGCGTCTGCAATATCGGATAATTACTTTCCGGTGGTGGGGCAGACTGTGAAGATTGATGCGTCGACTAAATGGGGGCAAAGTTCTGAATGGCAAACGCAAGATGGCGGCGGCAATACGGTTACCACTGCCGGAAAACTCACCTTGCAGAAAGATAGCAAAGAGATAACGATTAGTGCGGCCGGAGAATTGCAACAGAAGTTTATTGCACGGAATTATCTTACGGAAACAGCGGTAACTAAGATGATTTATGCAATGATTCCGCAAGTATTACCATATTTCGATGTGACTTCCAACGAAATAGTTCGGGTTGGAGATATAAGCACGGTGACTGTGGCTCTGAAAAACGGCTATACGGGTGATTGTGAGATAACAGTGAAAGCTTATAAAGAGAATGAAGCGGTTATAAATAGGACATTTAGTTCAATTGGTAGACCTTCTATTGACTATAAATATGGTTACAGTACTACTTTTTCCGAAGCGTCAGACCGTGGTATCTATGATATAGAAGTGGATGTAAAGGATACAACATCGGGGGTTACTTTTACCAAGAGAATTAATAAGCTGATCACTGTTACACCGAAGCTATGTCCTAAACCTTCTGATACTACAACAGGATATGAAGTTTCTTCAACCTATGATTCCATGACAACCTACTCTGGAAAGAAAGTTTTTGAAATTAGACTTTGGCGTAATGTTAATGACACAGGCTTAAATTATGCGGAGGCTATATTGCCGCATGGTGATGCCATTGCGTCTTATGAGCGTATGAAGATCGGTCTTCTTCCGGCAGGCACAACGTTGTGCCTAAAAATTGATCCGGAAGAACCGGAGCCATACGCTTGCCGTTTTCTTCCGACGGGAATAACAGAGGCAAATGTTACTAGCGAAAACGGTTCTCCTAACTTTACTTATGAGCAGCCTCTTGTTATCACGCATGATAATACAGAGGTTTGGGACTGGGTTTGGAGATATTATGGAGCATTGAGTATATCCAATAATCTGAGAAATATAGTGTTTGACGGTCGTGGCTATCACAACACGAGCATTAAGTTTACCCCGCTTTCAGGCAGTGTATATAATACCTGTATATTTCTCGTTGGCGGAACCTCCGATTGGGAAATGTTCGGTTGTGATGTGGATGATGCGGGTTTTGCGGGAATATCCGCCAAGACAGACCCGAATGCCGGTAATCCGTGGTTTTGGAGGGAAAGCGGTTGGGAAATGACAAACCTAAAAATCCATCACTGTACTTTTCAGAATACAGCCGGTGAGGGAGTATATATCGGCTATTACGGAACAGGTACGCTTTCTGGTGGATATCAACCACATTTGCTTAGAGGCTTACGATTATACAGGTGCAAGTTTTTCCATACGGGATTTGACCCGGTTCAGATCAATAATTCCGTTGAAACGGAAGTCTGCTATCTTGATATTGAGCAATGTTGTTTCAAGCAGGAAGTTAACCAGGCAAATACTTTCTCTTGTACAATGGATGGTAAGGTTTATAACTGTAAAGTGTGGGACAATTATTCGTCTATCGGTATTATCTTTCCGTTTATGTCTAAGCTGGAAATGTACAACAACATTCTGATTGCTGGCAAGGATAGTCTTGCATTTTCGTGGACAAAGTGGAGTGATGATAACACGGCTCAAATGGATAATGATCTTGTGTTCAGTATTTACAATAATATAATTAAGGGAAGAATTATTGCTACGATTGCTGGTAATATCTCCTACACGAATTTCTCAATGAATGATAATGTCTTTATTACGTCCGAGGGAGACACTGAATTACCGGGCTACTTTACTGGTTCTGGGAATGTGTTTATACAAAACAATGAAGAATACGACGTATTGGATAATTACCTGAAAGTAGCAGATAGTGCTAACTATGACTATCAACCTAACTATAACTCAATGCTTGTGTCTGCTGGGAATAATGCTCTTTCTGATTATGATATGAGAGGATATAAGAGATGGTACAATCTGGTACATCATAGCGGCCCACTGATGGGGATATATAAAGACACAAGCATCCCCGACGAATCAGTTCCACTTACCCTTAATAGCATTACACTTTCGGCGGCTAATAACAAGACTGTGGAGGTTACTTTCAATTATTCAGGCTCATATTCTCCGATAAAGTATCGCGTTGGCGAAGTAGCAAATCTTCCAGGTATAGATTGGAAAGATTACTCTGGTAATATCACTTATACATTTGCATCTACAGGTGATAAAGTACTATATGGACAGCTACAAGATGTAGAAGGGAATATAACAGCGATAAAGAGTGCCATCATCACAATAGCTGAAGAAGCTGCTCATAAAGCTGTTATTTCGATAGGTTGGATAAAATCAGAAATAAACAACCAGTCCATAATCTTTGATGAAGAGTTGAAGATTAACAAGGTGAACTACTCGACCGTGGCAAGTACATGGAAGTGGAGTGACGGAACGGACGGAGGTACGATATTGAAGAATAATGCCAATGGCATTGCAACATCCGCTTCCGGAGGTATGCCCGGAGCTACGACAGGGGATGACAGTGGCATATATCCCGATGCTGTTCTCGAAAAAAATGTTTTAATCATGCGTACCGGCACAGAAGAAGATTTTACGACTTATTGTGAAGCATTGATAAGCGGCTTATCTGCTGGAAAGTATAAGATACGGCTGTATAATAATCTGAAAAGTATTGATGCCTCATTGACGTCTACTGCCAAATATCAAATAGTTGTTGGAGATATTGCTACAGATTATACGTTTCCGTCTGGTTATGATATTAGAAATAATTTGGAACAATGGGTCGAACTTGAGGTAGAGGTTGAGGATTCATTCTTATTACGTTGGGGAAGAATGGAGGGAAAAACCGGTACTCATCGGTATCCGTTGAATATGATAGAAATAGAAGAGGTGTAAAAAAGTCCCGTCCTACTTTCACAAGCTGGGCGGGAGTAACGACAAACAATATTGATCATTACAATCAATATGTAGCAAAGGTAATATTAATGTTAGATAAAGTATGAAAAATGGAAGAAATAATCAAAGACTTTATGGAGCACCTATACAGGACTTCTATATATATAGGGCTGGAGTATGCCGGTGTATTCATGGCGATGGCTGTTGACTTAATATTCGGTATTCGTAAGGCTAAAGAGCTAAGTATAGCCAGAACATCAACAGGATTGAAGAAAACTGCTACAAAGGCTCAGAAGTATTTTTCTCCAATGCTTTGTCTTACTATAATTGATGTGATGACTTGTATGCACGTTCCACTGCCTGCGTTTACTCTGCTATGGGCTGGATATTGCGTCTGGTGTGAATTTGAATCGGTACGTGAAAAGAGTTGGCAGAAGGCTGAGCTGTTGGAAGCTGCTAAGACAATGAATGTGGTGATTAAGAATAAAGATGATCTGGCAAAAATGATGGTAGAATTAATGACCGAAATTAAAGATAAGGAGGAAGAGAAATGAAAGTATTGATTGATAACGGACATGGTAGTAACACCCCCGGCAAGCGTTCACCGGACGGAAGGTTGAGAGAGTATGCCTATACGCGTGAGATAGCTTCACGTTTGGAGATGGAGCTAAGGAAGAATGGCATTGACGCTGAGCGTATCGTCAAGGAAGAGATAGACGTCCCACTGGCAGAGAGATGCCGTAGGGCGAACGAGTATAAGGCTTCTGAGGCTATACTTGTTTCTATCCACTGCAATGCTGCCGGTAATGAGAGTGATTGGATGTCTGCCCGTGGTTGGGAGGCATGGACTTCGGTCGGCAAAACGAAAGCGGATAAATTGGCTACATGCCTGTATGAGGATGCCGAACACTGTTTGCCGGGAATGAAGATACGCAAGGATATGACGGATGGTGATCCGGATAAGGAAAGTGGGTTCTACATACTGAAGCATACGAGGTGCCCGGCTGTACTTACAGAGAATCTGTTTCAGGACAACAGGGAGGATGTGGAGTTTCTTTTGTCCGAGGAAGGTAAAAGGGCTATTGTGAGTTTGCATGTGTGGGGGATTATGAAATATTTGGGCTTATGAAGAAGCTGCCGTGGATATTAGTCATATTGTTGTGCTTGGCAGCTTGCCGGAGCATTGAGTATGTTCCGGTCGAAACTGTACGTACTGAGTATAAGACACGTGACAGCATTCGGTATGATAGCATATATAAGCATGATAGTATATTCTATGCCATCAAAGGTGACTCCATATATAAGTATGTCAAGCAGATGGAGTATAGGTATATCTTTATCAATCGTACAGATACGGTACTGAAGACTGATAGCGTTCAGGTTCCTTATCCTGTAGAGAAGGAGTTAAACAGGTGGCAAAAGATTAAGATTGAACTTGGTGGTTGGGCATTCGGGGGGATGTTAATAGGTTTGTTAATTGTTATTTGGCTTATCTATAAGTCTAAAAAGAGATAGTATCTTTGCCTTTGTAGAAATGATGCTTATCTGTGATAAGTGTTTGCCCTGGCTGGTGACGGTCAGGGCTTTTCATTTAGAAATCTCCTTGGTAATTCTTTATCAGTTTGTTAGCTTCCTGAATATCATGCGGTGTATAGATATCAGTCATTAGAATACTGCTATGTCGGGCCTGATCGCGAACGCTCAGCACATCATAATGCCGGAGCATGTTTGTTATGCCAGTATCTTTTAGTGAATAGAATTTATATTTGTCGGGTAGTTTGAGGTCCTTCCGGACATGGCGTGCCCACCAGTCGCGGAACATCTTTTCTGAGCGTTCCACTTTACCGGGCTTCATGCCATCGGAGAACAGGTAGTAATCATGTGGGTGGTCGAATATCTTGAGATCAAGCATCAGATGAATTACTTTTGCCGGCAAAGTGATAGTTCCATCCTTTTTGTTCTTCGAGATCGTGTCTTGGACAAATATAGTCTGCCTTTCCAAACTGATATTAGAGAGCTTCAGCTTTGTCATTTCTGCGGGGCGAATGAAACAGTAGTATAAGATATAACTGGCCAACAAAAAATATGGGTTCTGTTCCTTCAGGTAATCGCTTACCTTTATCAATAAATCTTCTGATAATACACCTCTGATTTTCTTTTTTCCTTTCCGCCCAAGACTACTAATGCCATCGGTGGGATTCTTTGTGAGGTAATTGTGATTCAGGCAGAAGGTTGAAAAGGACTTCAGGAAGCCGAGGTAATTATCACGGGTGAAAGCTGTATTATCACGGGTGATATATACTTCATCCAGGAGCATTACGCAGAAATCTTTGTCGAACTGATATATATAGGTGATGGGAACTTTCTTTTGCTCATTGAACAATTCCATGTTGTGCAGGTAAGAACTGTATGATTTGAGCGTTTCCTGTCTGTAACGACCGTCCTTCAGCATCTTATTCATAAAGGTGCGATACTTACTGATTACATCTTTAAATAGCATGTATGCGTTGCTGGATTCCTGTTCGATCCACGGGTTCCATCCGACTGATAGCTTCTCGGAAAGTCGATTTATGTAATCCTTTGCGTACTTGCGACGCTCGGTTATTTTTTCAATAAAATTTAGCTTGATTTTTTTACGGCGCATTTCACCATGTACCGGATTGAATGCATAAAAGTCGATGTACCAATCTTTTCCAGTATGAAGTACTGGAGGCGTAAAACCTTGTATTTCTTTGAGTGATGGCATTTTTTTTTATTTGTTTTCGCCCTTCAGCAAAAACAAATACGTTAATAATCGCCGTCCCGATTCCGTCCCGGCTGTTTGCCTAAAAATGATATAAGCCACTGTAATACAGCGGCTTATTCTTTTTTGTGTCGGAATGAGGCGACTCGAACGCCCGACCCCTACGTCCCGAACGTAGTGCGCTACCAACTGCGCTACATTCCGATTGCTT